CACCGAGACCGTAATCGAGTTTGAAGCGGCACCGGCCAGCGCAAGCCCCGGCCTATTCTCTCGGGTGAAAGAATTGCTCAGCGCGATGAAAGGCAAAGACGCCGGCGACGCCTCACGTTTTGCCGATGTAACACAGGCAGTGGAAGCACTCGCCACCCATAGCGCCGACACGGCGGCCAGGGTAGGCAAATTCGCCGGTCGCGTCGACACCCTCGAAACTCAAGTCAAGACCCTGACCGCCGATCTAAGCAGCTCAAAGCAGGCATTCGACGCCTTGCAACAGCAGATCTCAACCACCGGCAACGGCCAACCCGCGCGACCACCCGCCACCGGCCAGGCATCCGTTGCCATGACCGACTGCTAAACGGCGCGGCAACTCCTTCAACGTCTCGGAGATTTATCCATGCGCAATACCACCCGTGTCGCCTTCAACGGCTACCTGGAGCACATCGCCAAGTTGAGCGGTGTCACGGACCCAACGGTCAAATTTGCCGTCGCCCCCAGCGTTCAACAAAAGCTGGAAACCCGGATTCAGGAGTCAAGCGATTTCCTGAGCAAGATCAATATCGTCGGCGTGACCGAGCAGCAAGGCGCCAAGCTCGGTCTTGGAGTCGGTTCGCCGATTGCCAGCACGACCGACACCACCAAAGCCGATCGCGAAACCGTCGACGTGACCGATCTGGATGAAACCGGTTATCTCTGCACGCAGACCAATTTCGACTCGCACTTGACCTACAGCAAGCTCGACTCTTGGGCCAAGTTCCCCGACTTCCAAACTCGCATCCGTGATGCGGTGGTCAAGCGCCAAGCGCTCGACCGGATCGCGATCGGCTTCAACGGCACGTCGCGGGCCGCCACCTCCGACCGGGTCAAAAATCCGCTGTTGCAAGACGTGAATAAAGGCTGGCTGCAACAGTATCGCGACCAAGCCGCAGCGCGCGTGCTCGCTACCGGCAAGACGGACGGCAAGGTACAAATCGGCGAGGGTGGCGATTACGAAAACCTCGACGCCCTGGTCATGGATATTCTCTCCAACCTAGTCGACCCTTGGCATCAGAACGACACCGAGTTGTTTGTGTTCTGTGGCCGCCACCTGATGCATGACAAGTATTTCCCGCTGATGAACAAGTCCCAAGTACCGACGGAAACCCTCGCGGCCGACGTGATCATCAGCCAAAAGCGTATCGGCGGTCTGCCCGCTGTCAGCGTGCCATTCTTCCCAGCCAACGCGGTATTGGTAACGCGCTTCGACAATCTGTCCTTGTACTTCCAAGAAGGTGGCCGGCGTCGAAATGTCGTCGACAACTCGAAGCGCGATCGCATCGAGAACTACGAGTCCAGCAATGACGCCTTCGTGGTCGAAGATTTCGGCTGTGGCTGTGTCGCGGAAAACATCGAGCTATTGCCGCCGTCCGATAAAAAGGATGCCTGATCATGCATAGCCCTGCTCGCTCCCACTTCCAACGCATGACGGCCGCCAAAGGGTCGGCCTCCGCTGGTCCCGGCGAAACCCTGGCTCACGCCGCCGGCTACGAGCTGATGCTCGCCAAACTCGCCAGCGACAAGCGCCGCCTCAAACAGATCCAATCAATCAAACAGAAAATCGCGGTCAAGACGGAAGTCTTGCCCGAGTATGCCGACTATGTAACGGGTGCGCTCGAAGGCGGGCGCGGTGCGCAAGACGATGTCCTGGTCATCATCATGTTGTGGCGCATGGATGCCGGTGACTACGACGGCGCGCTCGATATCGCCCGCTACGCGATCCAGCACAGCCTCACGCTGCCCGATCAATTCGAGCGCTCACTACCCGCGGTGCTCGCCGAGACCTTCGCCGATATCGCCTTGAACTCCATCAAGGACAAGGCGGTGACTGCTGGTCAGTTGATGGAGGTCATCGAGTTGACGGCGGCGACCGACATGCACGACCAGATCCGCGCAAAACTCTATAAAGCCCTGGGGCTGGCTATGCAAGATCAGCCGGGCATCGCCCTCGAACACTTATGCCGAGCGCTCGCGCTGAACGAGCGGGTCGGCGTTAAAAAAGACATTGATCGGCTCAACAAGCTGGTCAAGGTCGCCCAACCTGTTGATAACAACAGTGCGGCCGACCAGTAACGAGCCCTCCGGCATGGCGGCGCCGGCTGACGATCGCAATACCCGAATAGCAACGCGATGCTTAAGCCGGCCCACCGCCATCACCTTCCGAGACTTGCCAGATGAACAGCTTTATCGCCACCGAGCCGAGCAATACCCCGCCGACACCAGCCCCCGGAGCGACGATTAGCAACGACGGCTGGTTCCCTGACATCGACCTGAACAAGCTGCGCGACGCCATGCGGCTCGATGGCACGGTGACTCATGAAAGGCTGGTCGACGCCGTGACTGAAGCCATCGCCTACACCAATGCTCAGTTAGGCACCTGGCAGGCGCAACAAGTCGCAGCAGGCTACGCAAGCCTCGCCGACGTACCTGCGTCCCAGGTCAATCAGGAAAGCGCGAAACTCGGCCACTACCGCAGCGCGGTCTATCGCTGGGCACAAGCGGATTTGACCGAGCGCTACCGGGATTTCGATTCGACTAAATCGGGTCACGCCCACGCCGATCAGCTCGACCCAACGGTGGAAGATCATCGCCGCGCGGCGCATTGGGCGATCAGCGATATCGTCGGACGCCAGCGCAATACCGTCGAGCTGATCTGATGACCCGCGTGATCGCACAACAAGGCGACACCGTGGACGCGCTGTGCTGGCGTCACTACGGGCGCACGGACGGCACCGTCGAAGCGGTACTTGAAGCCAATGCCGGACTGGCCGACTACGGTCCTGTGTTACCGCATGGGCTGGCGGTCGAGCTACCCGAGCTGGCAAGCATCGCCCCGACGCAGCCGCTCTTGCAATTATTTGACTAAACCAGGAGCCGCCATGGCCGAACCCAGCACTACCACCCTTTCTGTCGCCACCGCCGTGGGCCTGGCGGGTGTCATCCCAGGCGTCGACGGCAATGCGCTAATCGGCGCCTTCACGGGCGCGGCCCTGGTTGTCGTCACCTCAAAGGACCTGTCGATCGCCAAACGCTGCGCCTACATGGTGATTTCACTGGTGGCGGGATACATGGCGGCCCCCGAGATCGTGAACGCAACGCCCATTCATTCGACCGGAATTGCAGGATTTTTTGCGGCGGCCCTGGTTATCACCATCACGCTGCAACTGATTGAGCGGGTGAAGTCGTTCGACCTGTTGGCGCTGCTCAAAAAAGGAGACTGAGATGCTGCACAACCACTCTTTGGACGCCGTCATGGCTGTGGTGTACCTGGTCGCCGCCTTGTATGTGCTGGTGCGCCGCAAGCATGGCTCAACCCATCGCCGCCATGTGTGCTGGCTCGCCTGGTTCCTGCTGGTAGTGCTGGGCGGATCATGCATCAGCTTATTGCTGCACCCGGATCGCATCGGTCTGCTCGACGCCTGCCGAGAAATTCTGCTGTGTGTCTTTGTGTTCCGCGCTCGTGGCGACATGGCGCGACTGTTAAGGAGTGAATGATGGTCTTGAAATTAAACGATCAAGGCGGCAACGTTGAATTGCTGCAACGGCGTCTGACACGCGCTGGCTACACCGTTGAGATCACGCATGTATTCGACCAGGCAACCGAAACCGCCGTGATGGCCTTGCAGCGTGATCGGGGCCTGGTGGTCGATGGCCAGGCCGGACCAAAAACCGAAGCTGCGCTACATGGCGCCAAGCATCCCAAGCACTTAAGCGATACCGACCTGATACAAGCAGCGGACGCGCTTGGGCTACCGGTCGCGACCGTGCGCGCCGTCAACCAGGTGGAATCGCGCGGCTGTGGCTTTCTGCCGAATGATGACCGGCCGGCGATTCTGTTCGAGCGTCACGTGTTTTATCAACGGTTAACGCAGCGCGGCATCGACCCCGCCCCCTTGGCAGCAGCCCAACCGAATATCGTCAACCAAGCGCGCGGCGGCTACCAGGGCGGCGCAGCCGAGTATGTCCGCCTCGCCTCGGCCGAGCTGATCGATACGGCAACCGCCGACGAATCGGCAAGCTGGGGCGCATTCCAAATCATGGGCTATCACTGGGACAGGCTCGGTTACGCGAGTATCGATGAGTTCGTGGCCTGCATGGAATCCAGCGAAGCGCATCAGCTCGATGCCTTTGTACGCTTTATCAAGGCTGACTCCGGCTTGCTGGCGGCACTCAAGGCGAAGAAATGGGCGGTGTTCGCCAAAGGCTATAACGGCCCGGACTATGCCGCTAATCTGTACGACGCGAAGCTCGTGCAAGCCTATGCGCAATTCTCCGCTCAGCACGTTCCTTCTGGGGATGCCACACAGCCGGTCACATCTGAAGACGCCGCTCAGCAAGTGCCAGTTGAAAACGGCCAAGCCGACACGGAATCGGCCACATGACCTTTCTGCGCACGGCCCTATGCTGCATCGTCGCAACACTCCTTGCCGGGGGCTATATCTACCTGCTGCGCACCCAACTCGCCAGCGCCCGGCAAGTCGCCCAACAAGCGCAACAAGGCAATGCCGATCGCGACGAGACCATCCGTCAGCTCAACACCAAGTCGATACGCGACACCGCCCAACTGGCCCAGCTCGAACGCGATCGGAGCGCCGCACGTTCCGCACTCTCGGCCCGCGACGCCGAATTCCAGAGACTGCAACATGACAACGCCGACCTGGCCCGTTGGGCCGCTACTGCTTTGCCTAATGACGTTATCCGCCTGCACCAGCACCCCGCTTATACCGGCGCCGCAGCTTACCTTGAACGCCTGCGCCCCAGTGACGCCGTGCACGCTGCCAGCGACAGCGCCGCAGACTAACGGCGAGCTGCGTCACGCGCTGGATCAGGCCGAATCGGCCTGGGCCGAGTGCGCGGCCGTGGTCGACGGCATTGTGGCATGCCAAGCCCAAACAGCATCTGACTCTGCCGCAACAAACATCCATGATTAAACCCGCCAAGCTGCGCGCGGCGCTCGTGACCGCCTGCCCACCACTCGCCGCCAACCCGGACAAGCTTCTGGTGTTTGCCGATGCAGGAATCATCGCCGCGACCGGTGGCCCTTCGCCGTCATTTGAGTATCGCTACCAACTCAATCTGATCTTGCTGGACTTCTCAGGCGAACCGGATCGCATTTTTGTTGCGCTGATCGAATGGGTCAAAGCGTATCAGCCTGACCTGGTAACCAATCGGGATTTGCGTAACACCGGTATCAGTTTTGAGGTTGATATCCTGAACGACAGCACCAGCGACTTGGCGATCAAGCTGCAATTGACCGAGAGCGTGGTCGTGTCGACGGATGACAGCGGCGCTCGCACCGTCACGCACGTCGACGATTCCGACGAGCACTGGACGGCGCCGTAATGGACGAGCTACAAGCCTTGGAGCAATGGGCTGATGCCCTGCTCGCAAAACTCTCGCCCAGCGCCAGGCGCACCGCCTTGCTCGATATTGCCCGTGCACTACGACGTAGCCAACAAACTAGGATTGCGGCACAACAGAGCCCAGACGGCAGCGCCTATACCG